CGTTCGCCAACGTATATATCCTGATACTTATTAATAGTTTTTATAAGCTCTGATGATAACTCTTTGTCAAAGCTTATGCGAGCCTGTAACCAGCGATTAAAGTTTATAAAAGTGTCTATTTCATTAACCACGTTGGTTTTTTTGTCAAGTCGCTCGATCGAAGCTGCCAGCTTGCTAATTTGGTCAGCAACTTTCACCGATTCGGCTGTAGGATTATCGCTTGCCATTACACCGTCCAATAGGCGTGCAATCAATTCAAGGTTCTTATTTATCAGCTCCGTGCGTGTCACTTGTGTACCTGCGCGTAGTGTACTCCATTTTTCAGCTTTAGCCCACCTCCCTACAGTAACTTCTGATACACCTATTTTTTGTGCTATAGCCTTTTGTGTCTCGCCTTGCAGGTAATATATCTTTGCCCGCTCTCTCTTATCTTCCATCTGTTTTTTGGTAGCCATATAGTTGAATTTTGTTTACAAAATTCAATAGAATTGATTAGTACTGCAAGGTTTATTTCAATGCTTGAAACATAATATATAAGGCTTGTTACAATGTTTGCGGGGCTGTTGCCTATGCGTTTATTTTGCAAAAAATAAACGCATGATTGATCTTATTTATATGAGAGATAACGATTTTTTAATCGAGGAGAAAGGCACAACTGCCGAGGTATATCTATATGGCAGTATAGGGGAATATCTTGATATTGATACCAATAAACTTATATACGAGTTAGAAAGATTAAGAAAAAGAGGGATAAAGAACTATCTCTTTTACGTCAACTCGGACGGTGGCGAGGTTTTACAGGGCTACACTTTGTTCAACTATTTAGACCGCACCGAAGTCGGCGTAACGTTCGTAGTTGACGGTGTTGCAGCAAGCATGATGGCGATGTTGTTGACCAACCCAAAGCATCGTGTAAAAGCTGCCAAACATGCCAAGTTTATGTATCATCGCATTCACGGATATGTATCCGGTAACTCCACCGAAGTACGCGCCCACGCCGATATGATGGACACTTTCGAGGCAAGCTTAATAGAGATGATGGCGACACGTATGAAAGTTGACGTGTCGGAAGTTAAAGAAAAGTTTTTTAACGATGGCATAGACCACTGGCTATCTGCAGAGGAGGCAAAAGAACTCGGATTGGTTGACGAAATCTTAGTTGGAGGTCGCGTAATACAAGAACCAAAAAACCTAAACGACAAACGCGAAGTATTTAACTACTATAAAAATCAGATTATTAACTTAAAAAAAACAAAAATGACACCAGAGAAAGAGAAAAACATTTATGCTCTTGCATTAGGAATGTCGCAAGATGAGGACGAATCCAAAATAATTGGTCGTCTCCAAAATCTTGTGAGCGAAAACGGAAAGCTCTCTGCAACAGTTCAATCCAAAGACAAGGAGATTGAAACGTTAAAAGCCGAATTGCAAAGCTTCCGCGATGAGAAAGTAACCAATATGATTAACGAAGCTATAGCCGACAAGAAGATTGGCGAAGATGAAAGAGAAACCTACACCGTGCTTGCAGAAAAAGATTTTGAAGCTACAAAAAAGGTGTTGAGCAAATTACCAGTTGTTGACAGATTGGTAAACAGGATTGACGATGATCAATCCAAAAGCGGAGGCGTATGGGAAAAACGACAAAAAGAGATTGAGGAGGGAAACAAGTAGGCCATGGGAAAAGAACAAAATCAAAACGTACAAGAAAACAATTCAACACAAGTTGAGGTGTTGCAAGCAATCTTGGAAAAGCTAACGAAAATAGAAGAGTTGTTATCAACTCCAGTTATTGTCGAGGAGAAACCTAAGTTGAAAAAATATGAACTTAAGGTAGCTGAAAATGAAGTGAAAGAGGAAAAGAAATCGAAAAACAGCAAAAACAAATAAAAAATGGGAGCAGTAATTAATAGTGCCTATAGTGGCGAAGTTTTAGATCAATTGCTTGTTAAAGCTACAACAGGCAATCAAATGGTTGCGGGTGGACACATCAGGGTAGAACCTAATATAACTCACAAATTTAGCATACCACGCTTACGAGCTGGGAATATGCTACAAAAACGCAAAGAAGATCCTGTGAAAGGCGATAGTAAAGGCGACTTCACAATTGATGAAAAGTATCTTGAACCAAAAGACGTTATGGCGTTTACTGTGTTCAATCCGAGAGCGTTTGAGAAATTTTGGCGTAAGTATCAACCAAAAGGTAACTTAGTATTTGCTGAGCTTCCACAAGATGCACAAAACGCAATGCTAAGCGAATTTGCAAAGGTTCTTGACTTTGAACTCGGCGAACACTTTATTAAAGGTGTTTATGGCACAAACGAGGGTCAATACTTCGACGGTATTTTGACACGTATTGTTGCAAGCACTACGGTTAAGAAGTTTGATACTCCAGAAGCGATCACAGAATCAAATATTCTTTCGGTGTTGAAATCTGTTAGAGACGTTATCCCCGTACACTTACGTGGTAATCAAAATCTCAAACTTTTTATGAGCGTTGACGATGCCGACATCTATGATGATGTTTTGACTAATCAACCAAGCAAAGGAACAGATTTTACAAAAACCAATCCCGAACGATTTAAAGGGATACGGATAGTCCCGTTGGCACAATGGCCCAAAAATGTCGTTGTTGCTGCAGTTGCAAGCTTGAATATTGATTCAAATTTCTGGGCTGGCGTAGGTTATGTCAACGATGCTGAAGTTATTCAGATAGACAAGCTAAGCAACGCTTCTGAGCTCTACTTTTTCAAAATGCTTATGAAAGCTGACACAAACATTGTGTTTGACGACGATATCGTGTTGTACGATGGAAGATAAGAAACAGATTTATAGTATGAGTACAAAAACAAAAGAAGAGCCGACTGTGCAAGAATCAAAAGAGGCGAAAGAGTTGAAAGTAGCAATCAAACGAGTGTTTGAAAATTTTCCTAACGTTGATATTGTTTATCACGATGGCAAAGAAGTGTTTTTCAACTTTGCAAAGCCAAAATTGACCGAGATCAGACGATCGGACTTTTTTAACAAAAAGTAAAAAACTATGGCGTTAAACAATATACAAATTTTACGAGAAAATGGGGGTGTGGGTGCCACACTCCCTGGCGAAGATCACCACACTCCCTGGCGAAGATCACTATAGTGGCTTGTTGGTATATTTAGATGATGCCGAACTGCCAACAGCAGATTCAGGGGNGACAGGATTCTCTACAACCAACCGCATAATTCCAATATCGACAATTGAGTACGCGGAAAGTCTTGGTATTAAGCCAACAAGTAACAAATGGATTATTAAAGCACTTCACTATCATATAAGTGAAGCCTTACGTATTAATCCGGCAATTATGCTATGGGTAGGACTGTACACAAAACCTGCAGTGCCAACGCCCGGTTACGACTTTAAAGAGATTAAGACCATGCAGGTTTTTACAGGTGGTAAAATCAGACAGATAGGTGTATATACTCCTGATAACAATTTGGTAGCAGGCGACTTGACCAAATTGCAGGGTATTGCAGTATCATTGCAGACTGACGATATGCCACTGTCAATTCTTTACAGTCCGAATATTGCCAATATATCTGGTTTAACAGATATGAGGGCGATAGGACAGTCAAACGTAACCATTTTGATTGGGCAAGATGGTGAAGGAATCGCTAAAACCTTATATACCGAAGCTACCAAAACAGTAGGAACTATTGGAAACGCTATTGGTATGTTATCAAAGGTGTCTGTACATGAATCTATTGCGTGGGTACAAAAGTGTCCATCAGGCATTAGCCAACCTGCGTTTGCTGACGGAACGCTTTATAATAGTGTCGATACTGCTGTTATAAATACACTTAACGACAATGGTTATGTGTTTTTACGCATGTTCACAGGATTAAACGGTTCGTTTTATAATGACTCGTTCACAATGGACACAATCACAAGCGACTACGCTTATATCGAGCGTGTTAGAACGATGGACAAGGCAGTACGAGGAATCAGAACCTATCTGTTGCCACACCTTTCGTCACCGCTATATGTTGATCCAAAGACAGGAAAACTCAGCGAAGGAACAATCGCATTTTTGGAGACAGTTGCCAACAGACAGTTGGAGGCTATGGAAAAAGCAAAAGAGTTGTCGGGATTTAAAGTTTTCATTGATCCCGACCAAAACGTACTGGTAAGTTCGGAAATGGAGTTTGTCATTAAACAGGTTGGTGTTGGTGTTATGAGAAGAATGAAAATCAAAATCAGTTACACAACTAAAATAGATTAGAAATGAACGGAAACAGACATATACCATTAATTAACGGCACACTTCCATCATGGGCTACGATTGAAGTGTTAATAGAGGGTGTTCCTGTTGTTGGGATTACAGCTATTAACTATGACGACAAGCAAACTATTGAGAATAAGTATGGAGCAGGTCAAAACCCAATAGGCAGAGGCTATGGCAATATAGAGTGTTCAGGAGATATTACGCTCTATAGAGACGAGATAGAGTCTATTCGAATGGCATCGCCAACAGGAAGATTGCAGGACATAGGCCCGTTTGATATCCATGTAATATTTCTGCCAATAGGTGGAGCGAGAATAGCAAAACACACACTTCGTAACGTGCAATTTCTAAATGACGGCAACGAAGCTAAACAAGGCGATACGGCTAACGAAAAACAGCTTGAATTGATTGTTTCACATATTGATAGAGAATAGTTATGACAAATAAAACAGTTAACAAAGAGACGCAATTAAGCGGACAGGCTTCTGCTGACCAGATAGCCATGTGGAAAAAACTACACCGAGACGTTTTTGAGGTAAAAGCAACCGACAAGATGTGCTACCTAAAACGTCCCGACAGGCAAACTTTGAAAGTTGCCGAAGCCGTAGGCAAAGAAGATGCTATGCGTTATTCAGAGATTGTTTTGGAAAACTGTTGGTTAGGTGGTGATGAGGAGATCAAAACAAATGACTTGTACTTCTTGGAGGTTTTGCCAACATTAGAAGAACTTGTAGATTACGGGAGGGCGGAAATAAAAAAGCTATAGAAGATGCTGTCGATAACAGGGATTATGACGATATCATGTATTACGACACGCTATTAGAGTACTACCTTGGCATCGACGTGTCTAACCTTAGCGAAAAACAATGGGTAAGCAAAATAGCCGCTTTACAAGTCATAAGAACAAACGAGAAAAACTC